ATTTATAACCAAACAGGAAATATTGTTATTGATGATGAAGGTATTTCAATTAATAGTGATATGACCGAAGAAGGTTCGTTGCCATTGTCGTTTTCAATTAGCCGTACATATATGGGCGAAGACGAAGACGGTGAACCGGAAGAAGTTCTTGAACAGATTATGTACATTAATTCTGATGGAGAACTTGTTTTAAATGGCAATATCCGCATTTACAATTCTGACGATGATATAGAAACAATTAATAATTTGTTTGATAACGAAGCTATTTATTCATATGTTAATCAAAGAATTTCTGATAGTGCAGAGGAAATCAGCGGTAGGGCGTTGGCACATGCTAATGAATTAAAAGAAGAACTAGAAGCAGCTTTAAATGATTACAAGGATTATCTAAAGCAATATATTTACACATCAGACAAAGGTTTGGTTGTCGCTGGTTATAATCCGGAAGACGATTCAGTTAGTCCATTCAGAACAATAATTGATAATGAATCTGTCAAGTTTATGGATGGTAACGTTGCTGCTGCTTATGTTGGAAATCATCAATTATATATTCAGAACGCTACAATCGAAACAACATTGCGCATTGGCAAATTCTTTATTTACCCGAAGCCGGATGATAGTATTTCGATTATATGGGCAGACGATTACACTATAAGTTTAGCAACAAGCGGGTCGAGCGTAAGCACATCATCAGATAATGAATTTTCTGGAGAATTAACGTTAGAAGAAATGATTGCGGTCGCAGACGCAACAGAGGAAATGAGAACATGAGAGGAAGTTGATAATGGCTGATTTAGTAGGAAATAGCGGTTGGAAACAAACTCCTAATGCTGCTATAAAGCAGAGATTAAATTGGGCTGTTACAACCGGAGGTTCAGCATTAAATTATAGCACAGTAGTTGTTAGTTATTGGCTCAAAAAAGACCCAAATATTCAAAACCTTGCAACAACTTCTACTGATTGCAAGTTTACGATTCAATGCGGTGGCAAGACTGTATCTGATTCTCAGATAGATCAATACTACAACAAGAGTATGACTTTGCTACCGAATAATACAGAAAAGTGTGTAGCAAGACATACATTTACAATTCCACATAACGCAGACGGAACTAAATCTATAACTATTAAGGTAACTGGTGGTTTTGGCGGAACGTCAATTTATTATTATTCGTTAAATGTAAGCAAAACACTGACATTACCAACTATAAAAAGAGCGTCAACAATAAGCGGTGTAACTAATACGGTTATTGGAAATAATGTAAGTGTAACATGGACACCGTATTCAAGGTCATTCTATTACAGATTAAAATTTGTTTTCGGTCAACATACTTATATAGTTGGAACTTCTAGTAACCCTATTTTTCCTAATACCGCTCCAAGTTCCGGTGCAGGCGCATCTTTTACTTATAGTGGTTTTACTGTCCCAACAGAATTAATTGACGAAATAATTAATGCTGAGTCTGCCAAAATGCTTGTTCATTTATACACCTTTTCCGACAGTGGATATACAAAGCAAATTGGTTTTGCAGATTTAGCAGATTTTACAATAACCATACCAGCAAATCTTTATCCAACTATTAATTCGTGTAACGTTAGTTCTGTAGTAAATCATGTTCCGGCAGATGGATATGTTAATTATACATTCTCCATTACAGCAAGTGGGATTCATGGTTCAACTATTCAATCAGCGCATGTTAGTTATGGGTTTTATGAAGGTGACACAACCAAACAAGGCAATAAGGAATTTTCAACTACAAGCATTACAGATAATGGAGATGGTACTTATTCTTGCACCGTAAGCACAGGATTTTACAAATTTGGTCTTACAAGAGAAGTTAATAATTCATCTGTATTATTTAGTGTCAATGTAAAAGATAGTAGAGGAAGATTATCACGTATACCCTATGTATATGGCGAATCACTATGGGCGTATTCACCGCCGATAATTCAATCCTTTAGAGCAAGTAGAAATGGCACAAATGCAAATGTAGTTGATATATGGTTATTAGCTAATTGTAGTTCGGTTCATCATAATAATTTTATTCATGGAATCATTAATTATAGGGAAGTTGGCAGCGATGTTTGGAAATCTGCCGGATATGTATACAGCACAGACGCACATCCGATAGCGACTAGATTACTTGTTGAAGGATTTAGTATTGAACCGGTTGACGGTGATGTATTTTTAGAAAACCACTCATATGAAATACAAGCATATGTGTATGATAGCGCTGAAAATGTAGTAACGGCACAAACATATATTAGCGTTGTAGATGTATTAATTGATTTCAAGGCTGGCGGTACTGGTTTAGGTATTGGCAAGATGGTTGAGACTGATTCGGTAGAAATTGCTCTTCCATCTAAGTTCTTTGATACTGCGGAATTTTCAGATCAAGTTACATTTAATGACCAAACAAGTTTCAAAGGACAAACAAAATTTGATGAATCATTGATACGTGTTATCAATAATACAGAACATCCGATTGCGGATATGATTAATTATGGATCGTATTACGTTGGTAGTTCAAAACTCGTAAGCGGTTTTGCATTAAATGATAATAATGTACCTATGCGTTTTGGCAGAGTTGGGAATATTGTGCATATAGTTGGATGCATTAAAGTTACTACTGCTATATCACTAAACGATGCAAAAAGCGGGAAAACGTTTTTCACATTGCCAGAAAATTACAGACCGACCAATGAAGTATTTGTTGAGTGTAAAAGTTCAAATATGTATTCGTGGGTGCTACATATTAATACTGATGGTCAAATGAAAGTGTCACGTTTTGGGAAAACGAATTTTGAAGCAATTCCGGCTAATACAACTTGGTTTCCGTTTAATGCTACATTTTTTGTATATGATAATACGGCAGTTGAATACACTTAAAAAAGAGGAAAGATGGAAAAGAGAGTTATGATACCGCTTTCAGTTTTGCGGAAAAACTTTATTTTAAAACTGAACACATTAATTAATGAGAGCGGTCTTGAACCTTATATGATTGAATCAATTTTGAAAGACGCATATGAGCGAATGGCCGTTGAGACAGAAAGACAATATCAGAGAGAACTTGCAGCTTATAATAAATCATTACAAGACAACGAAGATAAAGGAGAATGATTATGTCTAACTTGAATGATATTTTAAAGAGCATTATTTACATCATTATTACAAGTATTCTTCCGATTATTGTTCCGTATATCATTAAACTGCTTAATGCAAAAATTGATGAACTTACGGCAAATATCGAGAACGAAAAAGCGAAAAGATATATTGATGTAATTGTTGATGCGATCAGTATTGCGGTCACATCAGTAAATCAGACTTATGTTGATTCGCTTAAAGAAGCTGGCATATTTGATGAAGAGTCCGCTTCTGTTGCGAAGAGACTTGCAATTCAAAAAGCAAAAGATTTAATTACGGCAGATTCAAAGCAGTTTATTGAAATGGCATACGGCGATTTCGACAAGTACCTTGAAGATGCAATTGAATCTTATGTAAGACAAGAGAAGTTATCTTAATAAAGTGATCCCGAAAACGGAGTGTGTCAAACCGGCACACTCCTATTTATATGGAGAAAATTAATGAATAGTAAGAATAGAGAGTTGGTCGCTGAGATGATTGCACATGTTGAATCTAATTCAAGATGGAATGCGTATTCAGACCCGCAAACAATTTCAGCGAAGGAACATACAATTACAATCGGCGCTTATCAGTTTGGCGGTGGTTCAAACGAAGCTAGAGATTTACTGAAACTTATCAAAGAGGATTATCCGGAAGTGTTCAAGAAATATGACACTTGCGGTATTGCTGCCACTCTTTCGAAAGATTGGTATAGCACATATTTTAATCCGACAGCCACACAGAAGAAACAGATCATTGCTTTGATTTCAACTCCGGAAGGTATCGCAACTCAGAAGAAATATTTTTGCGATATTGAATTACCCGCCTATTTGAAACGTGCGGAAGAGTTTGGCTTAAAGACGCAGAAGTGCCAAGCGCTTTGGGTTGAGATTCAGCATTTGGGCGGTCTTAATCCGACAAAGAGAATCTTTAATCGGATTAAAGCTGAGACGGTGGATGAAGTTGATAGAGCATTGAAAATGGATCAAGCGGATAAATCGTCAAGTAATCAAGTTGGCGATTGGATTTATTACAAAGACAGACATACTTACTGCTTGAATTTTGTGCGCAAATACATTACCGAAGATGGCGAAAATGTTGAAGAAACTGTAAATTCGGACGGAAAGAATGTTGAAGAAACCGTAAATTCGGCAGAACAAAAAGTTGAAGAAAAGAAAGAAACCACAGAGAAGACATACAAGTATACAACAGAAGACGTTGTGCTTGGTTCTAGTGGTAATGTCGTTCTGCTTTTACAGGAAATTTTGAAAGCACGTGGATTCAAAGGCGCAAATGGGAAACCGCTTGAATTGGACAGAGAAGCCGGAGCAAATACAATTTACGCTATTAACTCTTACCAGAGTGAACGGAGAAAACAGGGTGTTGAACTTGGTTCTGATGGAAAGAACGATGGAACGTGCGGACAGAAGATGTGGAAAGATTTAATTTCGATTTAATACTAAAATCGAAAAGGTATATATTGGGAGGTTTATTGATTATGTCAATTTGTACAGCTAAACAGTACATAGACAAATT